GACCTGGCTTTCGGTGATGCTTTCAGCACTGATGCCGGGCTCTTGCTTGAACTTGAGGGTGATGGCGGTTTTGTTGCCGTTGAAATTGACCGTGAACGCACGGCCGAACATTGAGGCGGCGGCGTAAGGCGTGGCACTGGAAAACTGATCGAACGTGCGCTTGAAATTACCGGCCTTGAGTCTGGACGCCAGGTCGGTGGAGCTGCTCGGGTCCATCGCCAGCGAGTTTTGCGTGGTGTAGCCGAACACCCGGCTTTGCGAGCTGGCTTCGATGTAAGCCGCAACAGCGAGAACATCACTGTCCGAGAGCGATGAATCAGCAACGATCAAGCCGTACCAGTCCTGAGACAGGCTGGCGAGGGCCGTGACCGCGTCCAACAGCGACTCGGCGCTGACACCGTCGACAGGGACCGAAGCCTGGCCCGCATCAAGACCCAGCAGCGCAGAAATATCAGTGCCCGAATCCGCTGCCGTGGCGTAGCTGATGGTCGAGGTCTCGCCGGTGGTGGTGCTGGTGATCTCGAATCGGCTGTACACCGCGTTCCAGTCACAGCGCCCGGCATCACCCAACGCAGCATCGATTTGCGACGCCGCGCCATTGAGGTTGGTGACGCCGGAAAAATCAATCGCGCTCAGCGATTTCACCGCACCGTCGAGGCTGATCTGCAAACTGCCGGAAGTGACAGCGGTGAAGGTTTCGATGGCCTGCCCGGCCACTGAAAGCGAGGCGCCCTTGAGCACGGCGGAGGTCGCCGTCTTGGCCCAGCGACCCCCAAAAAGCGTCAGCGGCCGAGGGTCCTGTGCGTAATACAGATTGGCGGCCTGGTATTCCTGTGCCTGCGTGCCGTAGTCGGAAACGAAGCCGTCCAGGCCCGAGTATTGACGCAGGCGTTCATGGGTATCGATGACCGGCGACGCACCGAGTACCAACAGGGCACCGAAATCGCGGGTGCCCGCGGCCTTCGGCGACATGACAATCTGGACGTTCACGACGTCCGAAACAGAAAGAGTCTGCATGTGTTTCTCCAGGTGAGATCAGTCGGCCGCAGTGAGCGGATCTGCCGACAAGATGTTGAGGACTTGATAGGTGCACACCACTTGCCGGCGCAGTGTCAGCGTCAGGTCGTAGCGGCGAATCCATTGTTGGTTGACGAGTTCGGGAAGGGCCTTGAGCGCAGAAGCGCGAACGAAGGCCATGTTCACAGCGCGCATCGCCTCTGCGTTTTGAGAGACGTAGACGCCGTGGCCGAGAATCTGGCCGTAACGTCGGGCATTGGGCCCGTAGAAACTGACCTGTACGTCGACATCCATGTGACGCTGGTAAACATCGACCCCATCGCCTGCGCCATCGTGGGCAATGGCGGGGTTGGCGTCGGGAGTAAGGGACAGCACGCCAAAAGCGCACGTATCAGCATTGGGGTCTGGCGCCTCTGAAGACGACGAAAGCCAAAGCAGTCGAACCGACTCGGCGGGCAGGCCCGCGATACCAGCGAGCATCGCTTGCAGAATGCCGTCGAGTTCTGAATCGTCTTCAGGCGGCGAGGGACCGCCAGGGGCCAGGTAGCCACCGGTTGCGGAAGTATTTGCCATGCTTTATTCCGTGAAGGGTTGGCGTCGGTGCAGGCCTTGAGCGGCCGCACCCGACATAAAAAAACCCGCCGAAGCGGGTTCATGGAACAGGTCGAAAAACGGGAAGTGTCTGGTTCAGATGGAGTCCACCTTTTTGCCGATCAGGCGGATGATCAGCTCGCGAATCGTGGCGACGCCGATGAAGCCGATCGCACCGCCAGCGCTCACCGACAGGCTGGATGGCCAGGCCATCCACTCGATAATGCTGCTGGCCGAGAGGCTCAGGCCGCCGCAGATCAGTGCTTCAAGGACAACCCGCAGCTTGCGGGTCTCGTTGGCGTCATAAAGAACCCGCAGCACCGAAATGATCACTGCCATGATCGCGCCTTGCCAAGTGGGACTGCTCAGCGCGAACCAGATATCAGCCCATATCGACGGGTCTTTATCCGGCGTCATGGCTGTGCTCGAAAAATGGGGAAGACGGTGTGCAGCGGGTCAGCGCAGGCTTAGATAAGCCGGGGCATGGGAGCACCTGTCAGAAGGCACCGGGTTATGCACAAGCGCAAAAACCAGAGCATGGAGAAAATCTACGTCACCGCGACACGTCTGTAAACAGTTATTTATGCATCAGTGCAATTTTATTTTTAAAACCCTTGCTCTCTCAGCACAAAAAACCCGGAGCGGGTCCGGGTCTATGGGGTGGAAGGTCATATGCATTAACGAAAAATAGACGAATCAAACAAGGTTATGCGGCGTCTTCCTCGAAGATGCCTTCGGCGTCGCACACGATCTGCACCTGCAACAACGCTTGATCCACCCGAGCGTCCAGTGATCGCCGAATGCCGCTGGCCCAACGCTGACGTGTGCGGTCGGAACGAATCTCATCGTCCCAGTTGGACATGTCGTACCAGGCCGCCGGCAATGTGCCAATGGATCGCTTCTGCGCCGCCGCCCCCTTGACCTTGGGAAAGCCCCACGTGGCGATGCAGCGCTCGCGAAACCGGCCGGGCGCGGGGGATGTGATCCAGCCCTCCAGCTGTTCGAGCGCGTGGACTTTTTGCTGCACGTGCGTGGAGTATCGGGCGGTCAGCGCAGCCCAATGCTCAGGGGCCAGCGCGCCGTGCAAACGCGCATGCATCCAGCAATCGTAGATTTTCATCTCATCGCGGGACAAACCGCTGCCTCTCCAGCGCACCTCGCCGGGGTCAATCCTGCTCTGCCAGGATTGGCTTCTAATGTCATGCAACGTGTCAGCGGCCATGACCCGCACGACAAGGGTGACCACATTTCGGTAAATCATCGAAGGCTCCTTTGAGACGGCATCTCATACAAAATATGCGTCTACGCATTAAACATTTGCAACATAGCATTTGCAATATGCAAAAACGCGAACCAATATGCACGTTATGGAAAAACGCACGGTTTCTCACGTACTCAAAGCACTGCTCGCACGCGACGGGATCAGTCCGACAGAACTGCACCGCCGTACCGAAGTGCCTCAATCGACGCTGTCCAGGATCCTCAACGATAAAATCGCCGATCCTGCCGACAAGCACATCTCCAGAATCGCCAGCTACTTTCGGGTCTCTACCGACCAGCTCCGTGGACGTGTGCCACTGACCCCATCGGCCTCCGGCGACGCGTTTACCGAGCATCCGGAGCTGCAGGACATCAATGTCTGGGACGACGAGACGCCACTGGACGTCGACGAAGTGTCAGTTCCGTTTCTTCGCGAGGTTGAATTGGCTGCGGGATCAGGAAGGTTCGTGATCGAAGAAAGCTCGAACGCATCGCTGCGTTTCGGTAAACGGAGTCTGCGCAACAACGGCGTGCAGTTCGATCACGCCAAGTGCGTCACCGTGCGCGGCAACAGTATGTTGCCGGTGCTGCGCGACGGTGCAACGGTGGGGGTCAACGTTGGCAAGGCGTCCATCGGCGACATCGTCGACGGCGACCTGTATGCGATCAACCACAACGGTCAGCTAAGGGTCAAACAGGTCTATCGCCTGCCGTCAGGCATTCGTTTTCGCAGTTTCAACCGCGATGAACACCCGGACGAGGACTACAGCTTCCAGCAGATTCAGGAAGAACAGATCTCCATTCTGGGGCATGTGTTCTGGTGGGGCATGTTTGCCCGCTGACCTTTATACGGTCCCTTCTCGATAAACCGCCGAACGGTGCGATGACACTCAGCGTCGCACTGGGTGGGCATTCTTCTTCACCCACTCCACTCATTCGAGTGACAAGACCCATCCAAACCATTGGATCTGCACTCTGCGCTGCTTGCTTATTTTCGTTTCCATTCGGTAACGCATCGGAAAGCTCGCCACTTGAGGGTATGAACAGCTAATGTTTAACCGTTATTTTCAATTCAGGTGAACAACAACTAGTACGTCGCTAGTTCCTCACTAGATCACCAGCCCCAATTGCGCACCTCATAAAATCAAAATCAGGGTGCGAATTTCGCAGGAGTAGGTTGATGAACGGTATCGGAAAACGTTTGAGGCAAGAAAGGAAGCGCTTGAAGCTGACGCAAAGCGCGTTGGGCGCCATCGGCGGTGTGGAGGCCAATGCCCAAGGGCATTATGAAAGCGGGCAGCGCCTGCCCAGGGCCGACTATCTATTCAAAATCGCAGCAGCGGGCGTAGACATCAGCCGCGTCGTCACCGGCATCGATTCAGGAAGTCGAATGCAGATGCCCATGATGCCAACGCTTCTGGCCAACCAGGCCAATGACGGCGATGCGCATCTGGACAACGCCGAAAGCGTGGTCAAGATCATCGGTCAGTTGCGCCAGAGTTTATGGGTCACCGCAAACGCGTTGTGCGAGGTCACACGTCTGATTGACTCAAAGGAGCAACGCGTGAACACCGATCACGTGGAAGACCACTTGAGGGTTTTGCAGGGAGATGCCGACATGTTTGCAGCCCTTGCACTGGCAAGGGTGCAAAAGGCCAATCACGAAGCCCATTAACCAGACACCGCGCCACTGACAGCCACCCTCCTTGAATGGTAGCCTTGCGCCATACAGGGAGGTTTCGATGAGCAGGCTTTCAACGATAGTGGCAGTCTTAGCGCTGTGCCTTTGCGGCGTGGCCAACGCAGACGTCTTCAAATGCATCACGGCGGATGGCAAGGTCAGCTTCGCCTACAGTCCCTGCCCCAGCTATGTCGGCGAGACGACGGTGCAACGGCCCGGCCCGGCGCGGATCTCCAGTGCATGGGAAGAAACCGACTTCCCTTATCGCCTGAACAAGAATGCCACCGAGATTCTGCAGATCAGTCGGCGCAGAAAACTCATCATCACCAACGAGAAAGAAATCTCCGACCGCTTGCAAAGCATCCGCCCGCCACCGCCGGGCGTGCCCTCGACCTGTGTTTCGCCCCTGTACGACAGCGCGTGTTTCGACCCCTCTGGTGGCAAGGTCCGTCAGCAGGGGAAAAGCGCACTGTATCGCTCGGGTGCCAACTGACCCTCAGATAAATCGCGTGCCGAGCCGCTGGCGCGCGCCAGCCTGTGCCCGACAATTCAGTTATAAATTTTCTGAACTAAGTATTTACCGTCGCAGATGTTACGGAATGCGGGAGCTGCTTAAAGTCATGCCCCATCGCCAGAATCACAACAACGAGACGGCCATGACTGCCACCGATGACATCCAGACACAAGTCCTTGAAGCCGCGCATGCGTTGGTGACGGCCTTCGCCAGCAACGACACCGATGCGTATTTCGCAGCCTTCAGTGAAGACGCCACTTTCCTTTTCTACACCTTGCCTGCTCCGCTGCTGTCCCGTGCCGCCTACCGCGAGGTCTGGAGCGGCTGGCAAGCGGACGGTTTTGCCGTGCTCGGCTGTCAGTCCAGCAGTGCACATGTCAGCGTGCAGGGTGACGTCGCGATCTTCATGCACGACGTTGCGACCCACGTCCGCTTCGGCACCGAAGAAAACCGCTATCTGGAGCGCGAAACCATTGTTTTTCGGCGGCACGGCGCACGCTGGCTGGCCTGTCACGAGCACTTGTCAGCCAAAGCCGACTGATACGGGACGACGCACGGGCGAGTGACTCTCGAGAAGTCGCCGCCATGTGGCCCAACCGCCGCCCACCTCTACAACACGCATCACGCCACACCCTTTACGGTCGGGCTGCCGACCACTGCCAATGCCACGACCGGACCCAGTT